GCAACTGGACATCAGGTGCATCTATCATGGGTAGAGACTCCAATGGTAGTACAAAGGTCAATGTTATCACTGCAAATCAATTTGCTGGTGGATCAGGTGCCTTCCCCAATGGAATCACAGGTAACAATGCTAACATTGGTGGAACTAACACTATCAACAACCTGACTGTTACAGGTTCATTTGATACCTCTGGAGGCACAGAGTTCGCTGGTAATGCTGCAACTTCAACACTTGCATCTAACATTGAAATTGGTGCAAATAGAGTTCCTTATAACAATGCAAACAACAGCACCACATCTAGTTCTAACTTCACCTTTAACGGAACTACATTGTCGGTTGCTGCTATCAACTGTAGTAGCATCACTGGTAATATCACTGGTAACGCTGGTTCTGCATCACAAGTTAATGTTGGTAGTGCATCTGGTTCATTGAGAGTTATGCTTGGTGGTTCAAGTGGTAATCAATCAATAAAGTCAGATGGTGGTTTGACCTTCAATGCAAGTAGTAATAATCTATCTGTTAGTGGAGACATCACTGCCTTCGCATCTGACATGAGATTGAAAACTAACATTGAGAAGATTGAAGGTGCAGTTGCCAAGGTTTGTAAGTTAAGTGGATTTACATACGAATTCAATGAAACTGGTAGAGATTTGAAACTACCAGCAGGCAAACAGTTGGGTGTATCCGCACAACAGGTTCAAGAAATCTTCCCAGAGGCAGTTGCAGTCAGACCTATTGACGAATACTTAACTGTCAAATATGAGAAGTTAGTTCCAGTTCTAATTGAGGCAATCAAAGAACTCAAGGAAGAAATTGAAAGTCTCAAGGGTGGTGGTTATGGAAAAGCCTGAAGAGTGGCATCCACAAGAGTTCCATGATGGTGACTGGCACTGTCAAGCGGTGATGGGAATTGAAGAGGTGAGAATACTTCATAATACTGTCACCGAATATCTTGAAATGAAAGAGGATATACCGCCGATCAATGAGTCATATCTGAGACACATACAAAGTAAAATGTTCGGTATGATTTGTCAATACAACCTAGAGTTATAACCCATGAATTTGAATATTGTTGATGATAAGACTCATAGAGTCAATGATGAACTAAACTATGAAGTATCCAGAGTAGAAGAACAACCAGTCATTATAATTGATAATGTGCTGGAGAATCCGCATGACTTCATCAGTCAAGTGGTGGAAAAATTGCCTATGCAATATAATAATCTTGAGAGTCGTGGAGAACCTGATGAGGTGTTCCCAGGCTATCAGTCTAGGTTATTTGTTGAACTGCCAGAGTTATCTAAACTAACTGGACACATGATCCAGAAGTGTACAGATTTTAAGAACATTGATCCTGATGGTATGAGAGTTTCATATCAGGTCAATGCAATGTATAGTGATAGGGAGGTGCCTAGGGTATCAATACAACCTCATATTGACCCAGCAGTATATGCCACAGTATTATATTTGTGTGATGGAAAAGGTGGAACTTCATTCTTCAGACACAAAGCAACTGGAGTAACCAATACAGAACATATACACAAACCATACAAAAGAACTGAAGAGTATTGGAATTTAAAAGAATGGGTGTATGATTTTTCTGAGAAAGCAACTGATCTAATAGATAATGATACAATGCTCATTGAAGATGTATGGGAAGAAGAGTTTCATGTTCCCATGAAGTTCAATAGGTTAATCATCTATCCCTCATTCATGTGGCACAGTGCAGTGATGAAGAAGGGGTGGTATAAGGATACTCCAAGAGTATCAATGTCGGGGTTTATATTTGCAGACTCACTAAACTTAGATGTCAATGCCGAATGAAACAAAAGGATTACTTCACTATCTCTTTCATCATGGGAATGTTCTTCATACAGTCGATCATAGAAGATTGCTCGAACTCGTTAAAGAACTAGACTGGCCTGAACCAGACAATCCTCCTCCTACTTCATATTATGACTTGAAAGGTTACAGGTCACAAATGTTGATAGAACCTGAGCATGGAGAGATATTTGATTTAATTCATAAGGCACATATTAAGTTGATGCCCAAAATATATAAACACTACGGAGATACTCTACCAACAGACCCAATATACGATAAATACTCAGGATACTGGTTATGTAAGTATCCAGAAGGCGGTTATCTATCTTCACACGCAGACGTTGATGCTGATGCTGGTTCAGTAACCACATCATATACTATTAATGATGATTATGAGGGTGGTTCGATTACATTTTGGGGAGATCATAATGTTTTCCCAGAAGGTAACTCTGCTCATGTATATCCAAGTAATCACTTGTTTAAACATGAAGTTAAACCTGTGACAAAAGGTGAGAGATATTCTGTTATCACTTGGTTCAGTTACGAAAAAGGAAAGGAATGGTTAATCTAACTTCAATATCTACTTATCCTAATCTGTTTAACAGTACGGACGTTGATGCCATAAAAGAATTGGCAGATATGTATCCTGATGTTGCCAATGATTCTATCGGAATAATCAAGTCTGACAAAGATACACCTAAGTATGGATTTAAGGTTACAGTTCCTACAGGTATTGAACAGTATGAATATTTCAGTGGTCATTTAGGAAACAATACTCTGTTCAAATACTTGAACAAATACAAATTCTTATACTTTAAAAACGGAGTGATGACAAATGAGGTATTATCATTTGAAGCACCTCCACTAATTGAACCTACCATTGATGCCTTATGTCAACTTGCAACTGAGGTTACAGGCAATACTGATACATCATCTTTGAGAGAAGTATTAGAGATATTAGAACCTGATGAGTTGGGAGATTATGAAATATCTACAGCAAACCTTAGTATGATAGATAAGTCTATCAGAATAGGATTGATGAAAGAATCTACCTCCATATCAGAGGATATACTGAAATTATATGGCACTAGATCAAACACTAAAATATATCAGAATATTGAAGGTGTGAGTACGTTGGTTGATACACTGATAGATAATGACAATAATCTAGTAGAGATGATTATTGAGTTTAATTCAACTGGATTAGTAAAAGAGATTGGATATGCTTTATCCACCCAGTTTGCACTTAATGCCCCAGAGGGTACGACTGCTCAAGATAACTTCCAAGTATATCTTGAGAGACATGAATCTCACAAAACATCTGTGAATGATATTTCCTACAATGCCAAAGAGTGGTATTGGATGTCAGAGGAATGGCAGAAAGAGATAATTCTATGGGAACAACAACCCAGAGCAGTGCATGGTGCCACCATTATCACTGCTGGACATGATGGCACTAAGTTAGAATTAGTTTACGGTTTAGATTAGATATTAGTTATACTTCCATTATGACTGGTTGACTGTTTGGCAGCACCACCGCCGCCTCCTCCACCGCCTTGGCCACCTTGACCTTGGCGACTTCCTCTGTATCCGCAACCCTGTTCATCTCCTCCACCATTGCTTCCGCCTTGACCATTACCACCTTGAGCACCGTTAGATTCAAATCCTCCTCCATTACCACCATTACCGCCATTACCTCCACGGCCACCTCCTCTAGAAGAACCGCCTGAACCGCCTGCTCCTCCACCTCCACCAGCACCAGAGTGTGCTGCGAAGGCATTATTTCCATTCCAGACATATCCAGCACCTCTTCCTCCAGCGCCTCCATTACCGCCAGCACCACCAGCACCACCATTATTGTGGCAAACTCGATAAGAACTATTACAGAACCAACCTCTACATCTTCTACCTCCGCCGTGACCGCCACCGCCGCCTTTGCCGCCCTTGCCGCCGCCACCGCCGCCTCCGCCACCACCTCTGATTCTACTGTTGAGGTGATCGTTAGGCATTCTAATCGGTGATGCAACGTGGATTCCTCCCCTTCCACCTTGCCCACCACCAGCATTACTACCACCACCAGCACCAGCATATCCTCTCACACAAGGATTGCCGTTGGTGTTAACAACATATACTTCAATTTGCCCTTGCCCTGAGTTATTGAATCGTAGTGCAGGGTCGCTAGATGTACCGCCAAAATTACCATTAAGATTGACTCTTTTATTTAAAGTTGAAGTCCACAATGAGTCTCCAAATACTTCCCACCTTGCTTGTAGGTGTTGCCAGTTACCATTACAGTTAGCAGTACACTTGACTGTTACGTTTCTAAAATTACTGAATGATATAGTTCCACTGGTAGGTACATTATTGTTTTGACTGATGTTTGCGACACTATTACCTCTGTAGTAATTAGATATACTGTTACCTCCTGCTAAGTCATTCTTCAAACTATTGAATGATATTGAACCACTGCCAAATTTCTGGTCATATGATAGACTTAGACTACCATTGCCAACTGTTCCAGAGGTAAAATCATCATAGACGTTGTTTGATATGTCAGAGTATATCTTAGAAGAAGATAAGTCATAACTCATCTCATACATCTTATTTCCGTCTGCCACGTCAATCGCCACAATATCACCAGAGTTTGCATCATAGTGTGCTGCAACACCTGTCATATATTTTACGCAGTCTTTTAGATCATTATTACTTACAAACTTGACTCCATTTCTCCTTATGATAGGGTTGACCAATACCACACCTTGACTCCACTCGTCATTGGCAACACAAAACCAGTGGTTTACATCTACACTATCAGTTATAAGTTCATCAGTAGGAACGATATGTATTCTCTTAGACCCCTCAGTTGATCTCAGAGGGTCATAGTTATCATTATAGTACCAAACGTTACAAATAAAGTCTCCTACCGTTGCAAGAGTCTTATATACCTTTTCATGGAAGCAGATAGTATTCGCCACAGAAGGATTTAATTCATTCCGCTGCAGTTCGGGGTTAGATTCTATCTCATATTCTCTCTGTTCTTGTTCTAAAGAATAGTTCTCGTCCATATCATTAGGTAGATCTTGCCAAATCTATTTATTGTGGTATAATATATACTGTTGTAGCGCAACTAAATTATGTCTCACAAAGAAGAATTACAAGGTAGAGCAAATGCTCTTCAACAAGAAATTCAAGATTTATCTAAACAGTTTGAAATGAAGAAGGAAGAATTTTTGAAAGTGCAAGGCGCTCTTGAAATGCTCCAGATTCTAGAGAATGAGAAAAATAGCAAAAAAACTTGATGAAATTGTCATCAAACGAACACACCCTAAAACATTTCGCCTAATGTGGTTGACACGCCCTACCCCTTCTATTAGAATGAAAGGGTAAACGTGATGTGGTACTCGTACCTGATTCACACAATAGGTTATATTAATGCCGAAACAAACTAAGAAGATTCCGATCAGGAATCTGAGGTCACACAAGTGCCTCGACAAAATCCCTCACTATGAGGTGCCTGGACATACTTTCAAAGAGATTTTGAAAACATCAGGTCGTGATCGTGACGTACAACGAGAGTCAGTGTGGAGATATATCCCAGGCAAACAGTCCGCATATATCAGTGCTGTTATTCGAGGATACGCTGAACTTTCATCATTTCATTTGGTAAACATTGAAAAGACCATTTACGAAATGAACGCAAGGATTGCTTTGTACAATGATCCTTTAGATATTGAATATAGAGAGAGACTGAAAAGTTTCCAAGAAGATGGTTGGAAATATCTTCACATTGATGGTGGTAACAGGTGTGATGCTCTTGAAGATTGGGACAATGATCTAGTTCCTTTGCAGTCTGGTAACTATACAGTTCAAGAGTTTAATGGCATTACTGGACAGATGGAGAATGTCACAGTTATCCTAGATCAAGATGAATACTACACAAAGTCAGTTCTCTTGAATTTGGGTGGGGATTATGCTAAACTTGTAGAGGCAGTTGATTCTGCCGTGTTCAACTGGTTTGAGTATCCTTCTCTAACTTCTGAGGAAAGGAAGGACTTGTTCATCAAATTGAATGACAATGAGGACTTGACTACTGAGGAGTTCCGTAACTGCAATACTTCACTATATTGCAGAAACATTCGTGCCTTGAATGACGCACTCAAGCAAGAATTCCTTGATGCAGACTTCATCACAAAGGTTAACTCTATCAGATACAAATTCTGTGCTTACCTCGCTGCATGGTCTAATTACTATTCATGGCATGGTCAGGTTGACCCCTATGCAACATCTACTCTTGATGCTGACTACGTTGTTGGAACTCCCAATAACACAAAGGTAACAAAGAACTATGATAATTTTATCAAGTTCCTTGATAACATTTTCCTTCCTTTTATGAGGGATACTGTTCAAAAGAGGAAGAACCTCGCTGCAACTGGTGGCAGAAACATCTTGCATGATTTCTTCTGGTTGTTTGTTGAGATTGAGAGACTCAATGGTTCAGTTGCTCCCAGTAACTACAAGAGACTCTTTGATGCCTACATGGCGTGGTATGACGAGAAGTGTCAGGACAAAACCTGTAAGTACAATACAGGTCAAGATCGTGAGACATTGGTTAAGTTCTATGATCTTTACGGTGCAAACACTTGGTACAAGGCAAAGCACAGAGTTGAGCACATTCGTGAAGATATAATCCCCATGTTGGTTGAGCAAGGTATTGCAGTAGTCAAAGATGAAGTAAGACTTGCAGACCCACGTTGGAGAATTCCTATCTGGGAACGTGATGGAAGAGTTTGCCCTCTATCTGGTCGCCCAATCAGTCGTGAGGAAGCAAAAGACCCAGAGATCACAAGTCTAGATCACATCACACCACACTCACTTGGAGGCAAAACTGTACAGGAGAATATCCAACTGGTATTCAAAGATCAGAACCTTGCTAAGAGTGATAGTGTATGAGCATAGAAGTTTACGATAACTTCCTACCTACTGAGGTTTTTAACCCTATCAAAGAGTATATCTTTGGTGGGGTTATGCCTTGGTACTATTCTCCTACCTCTGTGATGGAAGGCGATGGTTGCCCACAATTTTCTCATGCCTGTTACATAGACTCTGAACCAATATCAGATGTTTATGGTATAATTAAACCAGTATTTGCTACACTTAATCCATTTGCATTACACAGGATTAAGTTCAATGCTACACCTCGAACAACAAACATAAAAGAGAAACCTCTACACGTTGATGTTTCAGGTCCTCAAGATAGTCAAGGCAACTTTACTGACATACCAGACTATCATATTTGTGTGATATACTTCAATGACAATGATGGATATACATACTTTGAGGACGGACAGAAAGTGGTATCAAAAGAGAATAGGGCAGTTATATTCTCAGGTGATTTGCTTCATGCAGGCACATCATGTACTGATGCTGACCTGAGAGTTGTTCTCAACATAGACTATTGTAAATGGAATTGACATGGACTTATTCCCTACATTACTGGAAGAATATGATCTCACAGAAGCGCCTGGATTAGATTATCTAAAGAAATATATCAAAGAGAATGGTAAGAATAATGAACACTCACTTGCCGTCAATGGTGTGAGTTCTCATGGTGGTTGGGACCCACTAGATGATGAAGGTTGCAGACCAATGATAGATGTGTTCCATGAATGTTTGAACGATTATAATACTAAGATAGGAAATTACCCTGTAATTCTCAGTGGTTCGTGGTATAATATACTGCCCAAAGGTGGATACACTGCCACACACAGGCATGAGTCTAGTGTGATTAGTGGTGCCTTTTATCTACAGTTACCAGAGGGAGATTTCGGACAGTTTTATGTGGTGTCGCCACTTAAACCATACATGATGTGTATTCACAATATACAACCAACACCCTATGGAGTATATGAGATTGACATTCCAATTAAAGAGAATCATCTATACCTATTTCCTTCGTGGTTAGAACATGGAAGTAGAGTTAATAATACAGAAGGCGAGAGGATTACTATGAGTTTCAATACGAGTGCCGCTCCAAGAGAAATGTTACCTGATTCATTCTTGGAAGCAGTTTGGGGACCTGAGGGGTTGGGTGCAAAGAAAGGTGCAAGTTAATGAGAGTGGTTGATGTATTGCCATTAAAATTAGGTGCAGTATTATATCCAGAACATGACAAATTAAAGTCATTAATTATTGATGAGATCAACAGTCATGGCAATGAATATGAATACAAAAAGGTTGACGCATACGCTAAGGGATTAGAACATTTAGATTATTACTCGCCTCTATCACAGGACAAGTATAAAGAGTTTAGAGAGTGGATAGAACTACAGGCAGAGATATATGCCAAAGATATACTTAACTATGATACTTCTGATTTTGTATTGACAGATAGTTGGTTAAATGTATGTGATAGTGGTGGTCGTCAGAATCCTCATTTTCATATCAATGCCGCTGTCTGTGCCTTATATTATATAAACTTTGATGATGAAGTCCACGCTCCAACATATTTTTACAGACCAAATAACAGTCAGAGTTATCCTGACTATCTTGCATATATGTTGACAAATGAGAAACAGACTAAGTATAATTATGTTAATGAAGTTGTAGGACTAGAAGGTTCGTTGTTACTGTGGCCTGCTAATACCTGTCATGGATATGCAACTAACTATGGCAATAATAGAATTACAGTATCAAGTAATTTGATGCCTAGATATGTCAATGATGTTAGAATTGAACCTCTAACCAAAGAAGAGAGACACACTGCCATGACTACATCTAGGTCTGGTAAACTATGGGATTATCCAAATTTATAACATGGAAGTAGTAAACATTCTGCCAACGCCAGTTCTTATTGTGAAGTGCCCCTTCCATGATAAGATAAAGCAAACTATTCTAGATGAGATTGAGGAACAGAAAGTCAATCAGTTATCTTACAATGTAAACTCAAAGGAGTTAAAGCACGTTGGACATTATTCTGTTCTACATGATGACAGTAAGTATGGAAGATTTAGAAACTGGTGTGAACAACAAGCAGAATACTATGCAAAGGAAGTGAAGGGCGACTATGTACAAGAGACAGTACAAGTTACAGACAGTTGGTATAATATAAGTGACAAAGGTGGATACCAACACCCTCACTTTCATAGCAATTCTTACTTAAGTTGCATTTATTATGTGAACTTTGACGTTACAAAAGATCATGTAAATACACACTTTACTAGAGAAGAGAGTCTATATTTCCCTGTAATGCCTGCTCTTGGGTTGATAAGGAAAAAGTTTACTGAATACAATCAGGACAATCAAATCATGGTGAGTGAGGGCGAACTAATGATATTCCCCTCTCAGATCATACATGGATATGATGATAATAAAGGAGACAACAGAGTCACACTATCAATGAATATGATGCCTACCATAGTGACTAATGGAGATTACGGTTGGCGATGTGTAAACCTGACACCACAAGAGAGAATGAGGGCATTTGATACTAAGGAAAATTTAAACTTGACAAAGGATAAGTGATGCCCTATAATCAGTACAGGGAAACAAATGCTACGGTATTTTGTTTCTCGCACCCAATTATATTACGGACATGAGGACTAAGAGTAAGATTGCCCACTATCACATGAGAAATAGTGAGTATGGCACAGGTATGGACATTCAGTTGAATCAACTCAACAATTCCTTTAGTGCCTTACTTAAGATGGGTATAGGTGCTCTTATTGGTTACTACATTCACAAATTGACAAGGAGTGGACGGTTGAGGTAGTGGCACACAGTTGGTTGCAATGTGGTCATCATGCAGTAATATATGAATGTGAAGGGAAGGTTTTGTGTTTGTTACCTTCCTTTCCTTTTCTCTTTTAACAAACAGCAATACAAACAAATTATGACAACACTTGAATCATCTATCACTAAGACTGAAGTTCTTGGGTGGACATGGGAACTGTGCCGTGCTCTTGAGCAACAGTACAAGAATTATGCAGTTCGCTCCTGTATCAGGAACAATGAATCTGAAATGAATCCATATCTACAGGAGAGGATCAACAAACTTGAGAATGATGAAGAGTGTATGAAGTTCACTATCACATCAGGTAAGAAATACTACAAGGTCATTCAGAATGACTATCGTAATGGCAAATATGAGAGTGCAGGGGTTCATGCTTTTGTTGATAAAATGACAGGTGATCTTTACAAACCTGCTTCATGGAAAGCACCTGCTAAACACGTTAGGTTCAAATTGAGTGACCCTAATCAACGTGGTTGGGTGTATGCAAATTGCGACTGGGCGGGTGGTTATCTGTACATCAGGTAATCCCCACACCTATCTAAATAATCAAAGAGTTACATAAATCATGGGATACGATTCACTAACATCAGACACAGAGGCACTTACAAAGACTAAGTTGCAAACAGTTGACAGACTTAAGAAACAACTACAAGCAGCAATGCGAACCATTGGCAACCTTGATGAGAGATTGACTTCACTGGAGGCAATGGTTAATGCTGCCTTGTTTAAACAACAAGATGACATTAAGACTCTTATTGCAGAGGTAAATTCACTCAAAGGTAAGATGGAACTAGAGAAAGCATCTAGTAAATTTGACATGGACGCTGTTCCCGCTCAACCAGCAGGAGCGCCTCCAGTTGGATAACTGGCACACAAGCAGTTGCAGGGGACTCTAACCCCATTATAATAAGAGAGTAACACACAGGAGACAAATGCAACTCACCGCCAAATCAATGCAAGTGGAGTTTCGCCCCCATAACATTCTCACCGATAAGTTTGTCTTTACTCTTAAACTCAAAGGTGATGTTATGTCTCAACGTCTTATGAATAAGCGTGAAATGACTGAAACTATCGCTGCACGTTTGGATATTGGTTATGAAGTTACTGACTTCCTGACTGAACCACAAGAGTTTCATGTCTGTATGTGTTGATTTTTTTTTTTGTAAACCTTGACTATTAAAACAATGGACGATTTTGATTTTGAACAGATTGATGAGTTTGAAGGACTTGAGCAAGATGATTGGTTGATGGACATTAACGGAGTCCGAGAGGAGTTCGACCCTGAGACTCAAAAACTGTTGGCACAGTTCTGATACTGGCACAAGACCCCTTGCAGGGGTCTTTTTTTATTCTATACTATGATTATTGAAACAACTGATTATGCAACTTAGAGATCATCAAAAAGAGATTACACAGATCATGCAATATAAGTGTGGTCAAGTGCTTGTGCCTACTGGTGGTGGTAAGACAATGTGTATGATTGTTGATGCTAAGTGGCGACTCAGTATGCCTATTCCACAGACTATTATTGTTGTTGCTCCTCGTATCCTACTTGCTCAACAACTATGTGAAGAGTTCCTCGAGCATATTGATAATGCAGAGGTGCTTCATGTTCATAGTGGAGAGACAAATTATAAGACTACCACTAATCCAAAAGAGATTCAAGAGTGGCATCATAACAGTACAAAGAATCAGTTGATCTTTACTACATATCATTCACTTCACAGAATCACAGATGATGTTGAAGCGGATACAGTATATTATGATGAGGCACACAATTCAGTTCAAAGAAACTTCTTTGAGAGTGTCAAGAATCGGTCTAACATCACTCGGAGGAAGTTTTACTTCACTGCCACACCTAAACATCATACATCACAGGAGCGAGGTATGAACAATGAGAAGGTATATGGCAAGGTGATTGCAGAAGTGCCTGCTCCAGAGTTGATTGAGAAAGGTTATATTGTACCGCCTCAAGTTAAGTCAGTCAAGTATCCTGTCGGGTTCTATGAATCAGTCGAGGAGATTGACAGGTGTATGATTCTTGATGCTCTCAAGAATGAGGAGCACATGGACAAAGTGTTGGTCACTGCTAAGTCTAGTAAGAATATTCACAGATTGATTACTCGTACTGATTTCATGGCAGTATGTCATTCTATGAAATACAATGTCATGTGGATTACATCTAAGTATGGTGCTATCATCAATGGTAAGAAAGTCACTCGTAAGACATTTTTCAATCTGATGAACAAGTGGGGTGCTGACCCTGACAAGAAGTTTATCATGTTTCATCATTCTATTCTCTCAGAGGGTATGAATGTGAGCGGATTGACTGCTTGTATTCTATTGAGAAACCTTGATCTAATCACTATGGCACAAACTATTGGTCGAGTCATTCGACTACATAAAGAAGATGCACTTAAGATTAGCACAGGTGCTTTGAAACCAAACATCAATGGCAGTGGTTATGTAAAACCATTTGGCAAGATGTTTGTACCAGTTTACAACAATGTTGGTATTGGTACAGAGCGCAGACTTCAATCAGTTGTTGATACTATCTTTACCAAAGGGGAGGCACAGGTATCAAGAGCGACAAGGTAGTTGCAGATAATTCAATCTTATAGTATAATCAAACTACATGGTAACTAAAACCAATGGCACAAATTGACAAAATCAGATCACAATGTCTCTCTGAAATGGAAAATCACTTCGCCATGCAGATGAGCAAACTGGTTGATGATCTCGAACTTGAAAACGCTGAAGCATTAGTACAGGAAATGATGATCGAGGCAGAGGATTTTGATGATGCAGACTTGTTTCTTGATGACATCACCGATTGGAGTGATGCAGACATTTCTAATATCCAGTTTCAAGATATAAACGATATTGAGGTGGACAATTAGTAGTAAGGAAGAACGCCAAACTAGAAAAGAACTTATGAAAATAGTGTATCCTGACCACTTGAAATTTCTAAAGAAACTTAAGGCGGAGTTAAAAAGAGACAAGGGCATCAAACCTAGACGTAAATCAAGAAATAACTATAAACACAAATGAATGCTCAGTCTCTAAATCTATTTGGTATCCCTATCACTAAATTCGTGATAGATGATTGGAGCGAGAAGAAATCTAAACTCTTAAAACTAATAGATTTTAGTGATAATGATATTGTAGAGTGTCAGACTGACTACTACAAGTATCAGACTTCAGCACCATATCTTAATGAGTTTGTTGATATATTGCAAACTGATTTAGATAAGTTAGTTAATGAATACACACAAATATTGAGTGATAGATATAGAGGAGATTGCCCTTTCAAAGGTGTTGAGGAGTGGCAACTATGGTCACAAAGATATGATATAGGACAATATCATGGTGCTCATAATCATGGTTTAATGAATATATCATGTGTGTTGTATGTTGAGTTTGATTCGGAAGAACATTTTCCTACTACATTCTATAGTCCTAATCCTAACCCTTTTTATGGTACAATAGATAAGATTGCGCCTCCAGTAAATGAAGGTGAGATTCTAACTTTCCCCTCTGTATTGTTACATGAATCGCCAGTATCTAAATCAGATAAACAGAGGACAATTATGTCGTTTAATATACCTATGAGGTAAGATGTATCACATCAATGTAACACTAACTGACAAGCAATTTAACTTGTTAAGTGAAGCATTATTTTTCTATTCTGAAGAGAAAGATGATGACAACCTATCTAATTCTATCGAAGAGTTAGAAGATTTAATTGATATTTCAACTACTAAAGTAAAGCGAAATAGACAATTTCTCAACCCTGACTGTGACATTTGATAAACTGGCACACAGATGGTTGTAATACTATTTCAATATACTATTATATGAATGTGAGAGGCATGGGTGGGCGACCCCAGAGGAAGA